GTACTGTTTGGTAGAGAAAAATCAAACAGGCTGCTTCATTTTTATATTGGGGAAATACAATGTCTGGTTTTTATCGAACCAATTTGGGAAGAGTTGCGCTTCAACAACGTAATATTACGTTAAATGCAAAACAAAGACGTTTACTTCTATTAATAGACCATGAAGATTTTCAAAGTCTCGATACTGAGTTTAAAAAGCGGATCGCCCCACCAGAACTGATACAACAGCTCATTGACTTAAAACTAATTGCACCTTCTAATGAAAATTATTCAGAGTTACCTGAACAAATATCTCCCCAAGAGTCATCTATAACAACTAAAGAAATACATCAAAAAAATGTTGATGAGAATAAAAGTAATGATTTAGTTGGAGAAATTCAGGTTCCTCAATCAACTTCTGCGCCTTCTTCAAATATTGAAAATAACCAACCACGCATTCCAGTTCAACAGCTATCTTTTGAAGAAATACAACTATTAATGAAACAAAGCTTAAGCCAATACTGTGGCCTTATGGCAAAGCCACTTATTCAAAAAATAGAGCAAATAAAAACACTTCAAGAACTTAAAATGTGCCAAATGCAATGGATTACCAGTTTGCAGGAATCACGCATTCCTCCTCATGAGCTAGCACATACGCTCCATTCTATTAATTATTCAATTCAGCTTATTCAGCAACGCATCTAAAATAGAACAAGCTGCTGTTTAATTAAGCATTAAACTCACTTGGTACGTATTTCGTGCTTTACCTACCGGTGTTTTTTTCCTATGATGTGCCCCACACATGTGCGCTCGTAGCTCAGTTGGATAGAGTACAGGTTTCCGAAGCCTGGGGTCGTGGGTTCGATCCCCGCCGGGCGCACCAATCTAATTTATAAAATCAATAACTTAACTATATTTTGGCGTAGAATTGGCGTAATGCGCTTTCTATCCACAGATTTATAGGTCATTTTGCTTCTTACTAAACTGCCACCAGATGTTATTAAAGTAGACTTCATTTCTTCGAAAGTTAATTTTTAATTCATTATTACTATAGTCGTAAATCTTGATGACTTCATTATTCTTATCGAGATCAGCAAGAAGGTTGCATGTGTGCTCAACCTTTCCTGCTTCATAAACCATGATCATGACTTGTGACATCACAAAGCCCTTACACAAATCGAGACATTCACATTACTATTAATTGTGTGAGCTGTGCAACCTGAGAAGATTAAACACAGCAATGTGATGATCGATGCAACTTTGGTACGTTTGCACATATAAGTTACTTCTTTAAAAAGAGTGCTCGCTCTGCTTCTCGGCGACGAACTAGACCTTTCATAACTTTGCCGCCTGCTTTATTCCATACAAGGAATTGGTCAGCAGCGCCTTTGTAGTCACCTTTGTTAAGCAACTTTAATAAAGTCGATCCCTTAAAAGCACCTGAACCAATGTTGTAAGTCAGTGAAACCAAAGCATCAAACTGGTTTTGACTTAAAGGCACTATCACAGATTCATTTACAGTCTTTTCAAATTTGGCTAAGTCGTGCTTAAAGTAAGTCTTAGCTTGTTCTGCTGTACAAGTATCGCCCTTCTTGACCTTCACGCCATTAGGATAAACTGTCGTGCCAGTACCAATGGTCCAGACTCCTACACCATCGTCATAAGCTGTGAATTGTGTGCCTTCAAAACTAGAAATTAGGTCAACGCCAACATCACTTGTAGTCTTTCCACCTGGTGCAAGTTTTTCGACCACTTTATTTAGATCGTCTACTTGTGCTTGAGTGAGTTTACCACCTGCAATGACACGGGCAGCGTCGAAGAATGGTTTAGTTGTCATTGGATTCACCTTTCTTTTTCTCTAATTCAGAGCTACCAAAATAAAAGCCACATGCAGTTGTCATAGCCCCAGCAATGAAGCCCAATGCCGTATTAATCAGATTGCTGTTTTCTCGCGGCATATCCACAAAAAATAAAGCAATCACTAAAACAAACATCAGTCCCACTAATGCGAAAGCTAGATAAGCTCTTGTATTTTCACTGTTCATCTTTTTGCTTCCTCCAACCGTGATACTTTCTCTTTAATTAAAGACTGGTCTTGGCTTAATTGAATAATTGAAGATCCAACCCACGCACACAATGAAAATACGATTCCTGCAAATATTCCCAGCAATACACGCAGCACAGAAATTCCACCATCTTGCGCTGCTGTGCGGTTTTCTAAATTGGCGACTTTGATATCCAATGTATCGATATCCTTTTTGTTCTGTTCGCTAGTCTCTTTGTGCGCTTCATTAATAAAAGTCAGTCGAGTAACATGATCTGACAACATGCGAATATCACTTTGAATAGAGTCAATTTTCTTTTCGAATCTCAACCCGTATGATTCATTTTCAGTCATGCCTTCCCCCTATTGTTAGGCAATAAAAAAGCACCCAATTGGGTGCTTTAAACAATTTATTGAATCAATCCCTTAAGACCAACTCATCATTTTTGATTAAATACTTATTTGGTGATACTTGATGATCCACTTTTAAAAACTGCTGCCCCTCTTCAAGATGAATTGTTTCAACTAGAAATACAGGGCATTCAATTAAGTTTTGGATTTCACCAGTTCCAACCTCATAGACTGCAAAATATGCCATTACTTCCTCATCGTCATTGCATGAATATAGCGTTGTGACACATTCATGGAACCACCAGCAACAACTCTCAATTGCAATTTGAATGTCCCCGCTATTCCTGTTGAATCGTGTCTTGAAATATTAATTGTTCCAGCACTACGTGAATTCCCCTGTACGGTAATGTTATGTGTATGGGCGCCTCCTTCCGACATTGTTACATTACCACTCAAACTAATACTGTGGCTGTGTGACCCACTGTTGTTTGTGTTGCCATTAGCACTAAATGAATGGCTATGGAATGTACCACCCGCATTAGTAGAACCAGTTGTTCCACTTACATTGTAGCTATGGCTATGTGAACCATCTTGCCCGGTATTACCTGAGACATTTACAGTTGAACCATTGTGATTGTGCGAACCGTTTGCATCAGTAATTAAAGCAACTGAATTATGCTCAATGAAGTGAACTTCCAGATCCTCAAAAACAACCTGATCATTTTTGAGAACACGACAATAGACCTGCTGTTTCGGACTGTAGCCAGTAAAACTAAAGACAGCGCCAAAAGTTAAAACCGTATGCCCCATGTCAGAAGGTACATTTAACGTCTGAATTGTGACATATTCAGTATCAACACCCACTGAAATTTCAGCAAATGCTGATACCGGAACAGTTACAGCATTATCAGCAATCTTTAAAGTATCAACTGCAAGATCAGCAATTTTACCTCTCGTCACCGCAACATTATCAATCTGAGCACTTCCAACTGCTAAATCTGCAATCTTACCGCGCTCCACCGCCAAGTCTTTAATATGGGACGTATCAACGGATTGATAATCCATAAATGCGGCTTTCAAATAAGCAGCTGGAGGAAAAACAGTTCCCGTTAATGGATCGGTAAATGAAGTGGTACGGAAAATAAATGGATATGAAACAGTGCCATTACTACCGTTTCCGATTGCAATAGAATCAAAGTTAAAAATAAACTGAGACTCTACGCCATCATTGGCACCACCCCAGCCTGCAATTTTGCCATTCACATCAAGCTTAATGAACTTTTGTGCATATAGCCCATTGACTGATTTAGTGACCTCTTGAACAGCAGCTTTATTACCATTCAAATCAGTTTGAATTGTATCTGTACGAATTGCTTGTGCTAAATCACTTTCAATACGCGCTGACTGTTCAGACCAGACACCTGCATACCCCCCTTCATTACCGATTAGATCGGATTCTGAACCGATTAAGGGCGGGTTAATTTGAGCATAGACACCATCAAGTCTGATTGTTTGAGCAGTAACCTTTTTATCAACCTCCTTAATATCCGACTTAACTTGAGTAATGTCACCAGTAGTGGCTTTGTCTTTCAACTCGATATTGATGTTCTTGATAGCTTCAATATTTGCTGAAGATTGATCGACACCAATTTTTGCAGTATCACGAACTATGGCAAGAGCGTTGTCATTGCTAGCAATATAGTTATCAATCTTTTGGACTGTAATTTTATCGCCTTCAATACGTGATTGAACTTCTTGCTGGGTATAAGCTTGTAAATCACCTAGTACAGCATTAGTTGAATCAACACGCTTACTTACAACAAGATCACCTTCAATTCTTGCTGATTGTTCAGACCAAACCCCTGCATAACCTCCATCATTACCGATCAAGTCAGTATCAGAACCAATTAGCGGTGGGTTAATCTGTGCATAAACTCCATCAATTCGCGTTGTTTGAGCTGTAATCTTGTTATCAACATCTTTAATGTCAGACTTAACTTGAACAATATCACCTGTACTTGCTTTATCTTTTAAATCAACCTGAATAGATTGAATTTGCTCTGCATTTGCAGCAGATTGACCTGCCGCAACATTAGCTTTTGATAAAGCTGTTGCCGATGTTTGTTTAGCTTCATTCGCATTATCTGCTGCATTATTTGCAGTAGTTGTCGCTGTCGATGCTTCCGCGTGGGCTTGCTGAGCAATTGATGCTGCTGATCCTGCCTCAGAAACAGCCGTTTCTGCCTTACTAATTGCAGAAGCTGCATTTTGTTTAGCTTCATTAGCATTTGCATCAACAATTTTCACTCTGCTATCTAATTCAGTTAATGCCTTAGCATTGCTTTCTGAATTAGACACAGCAGATTCAGCAGTTTGCCGAACATTCGCAAGAGCTAGATCATTACTCGCCCGATAATCAGTCAACGCTTTTGTAACAATCTTGTCGCCTTCAATGCGCGCAATTTGCTCTGAATTGATACTTGCTGCATTATCATTTACAGAAACAATAACTTGATCTGTACGTTTTGCCTGTAATAAATCTCCTTCTTGAACAGCAGATAAAATCGACCAGACACCTGCATAGCCAGCATCATTTCCGATTAAATCAGATTCTGAGCCAATTAAAGCAGGTTTAGTAACGACCTCAACCCCTGTTACGCGTTCAGCTAATGCTCTATCTGCATCAATTCGCGCCTTACTTTCATCAGTAACCAAAGCACGAGTTTGAACATCATTTTCAATTGACTCAGCTCTCACTGTTTCAATTAATGATGCATTTGCTGAATCTCCATCAACGCGAGCTTTCGCTTCCTGCTGAATTGCTGCTGCATTATCTCCAGCTTGCGCAACCACAGTATCAATTCTTTTGCCCAATGCACTATCAGCATCAGTTCTTGCCTTTTCCTCACGTTGAATTGCCGCTGCATTATCTGAAGAACTAGAACTAACTGTATCAATTCTTTGAGAGAGATGCTCATCACCACTAATACGTTCTTCTTTTTCAGATGTTATAGCCGTATCACGCAACTTTGCTTCAGCAAGAATTGCAGTTTCACGAGCTTTTTGTTCTGAAAAATCAGCATTAATCCTGTTTTGAACTTCCTGAGCAATCAACTGATTTGTTGAATCAATATCTTTGATTCGTGCCTCACGTTCTAACGCAAGGTTATTGTTTGCTTGATCTACAGCCTGCTGAACAGAGTCTTTACGATCTCTAACTTCTTGCGCAATCTGATCTTTCGTATTCTGAATATCTTGCTTAATTGGACCAATTTCAGCGTCAATAGTCTCAATATGATCAATCTTGGTTTTAAGATCCTGATTGAGTTGAGATTCACTGATTTGATCATTCAAGAGCTCAAGAACGTCTGTAGCATCGGCAGAAGTTGTCGCATGAGTCCAGTTTGACCACGGCCCAATATTTCCGATTCTATCAATCAAGCGGCCACGATAAAATTGAGTCAGATTTGGCTGCAAACCTTGAATCGTATGAGTCGTTGTTGGATAAGCGAATAAGCCCAATTGAGCAATGTTGCTTGTTCCATCTGGTGAAACTTGAATCTCGGTATAAGCCGTATCAAGTGCGCCAGTTGCAGGAAAACCCCAATTTAGGCGCATACCAAACAAAATACCTGTTGCTTGGATGAACGCTAAAGCTGGTGGCAAACCTTGCTTGCCATTAAGCTTAGTGACAACTGAATAAGTTGGTAAAGAGGAAATATCCGAAGCATTAACCGCTGTAACTTTTGCTTGATAGTTGCCAGCATAAATACCCGGCACCTCAATTGAATTATTACC